AGAGTTTATTAGGTTTAGTGACGAAATTCTCTATCCATTTTTGTATTTCTTCTTTCATAATTTTATTTATACAAAATCAGAGATGATTAGATTTGATGCTCCGTTGTCGCTAGTTGAGTCTGATTGACATTCATAAAGATCTAAAAGAGTATTCTCATGCATAGTATACAGTTTTACTTTATATCCCCACAACTTTTGTACGTGAGTTAAGACTTGTTCTGCTGTTTTCTTGTCTAGTCTTTTTCCTTTATAACTTTCGTGTAAAAGAGTCAAGTCACGTGAACCCGTGATATCAGCATTTGTTATTTGAATATCGGGTATCATTGCGGCAGTTTCATAACTAGCACTTAAGTTCTTACGAATCTTCTTATACCCTCGGTCATCATGTATTGAAGTGACTTTATAGTCATCATAATGAATTTCATCGTGTAGATTAAACATACCTTGGTCACGGATTACTTTAGGTCCTAGAAACTGTAGGATAGCACTTTCATCTCTGTAGTTTGCAACGATATCTTTAATGGTAATGCGCCAATCAGTGTCTGCCAAGTGCGGAAACCAGTGTTTATCTTCTGCATCAGGCTCAGTACATACTCGTTGAATATCTTTCAGTATAGCAAAGCCTAATGAGTATGGATTAAAACCACTATAATTAGGAGAACTAAAGGGTGGTTGATACAACACAGAACTATGCAATTTGAAGAACTCTAACATAGCACCATCATCAACTTTACCTTGGTCATATAACTTATTGAATATGTAATGATGTGTGAAACTTGCGAATCCCTCATTCATTACTTTTGTTTGATACTGTGGATAGAAATACTGTGCAATTCGTCTAACGATTCTACACAACTCACGTTGCCAAGGTGTCAATACTGGTGAATGCTTCTCTAGGAAGTACAACAAGTTTTCTTCTGGCTCTGAAGGCCAAGTTTCATCTTCTTTTTTTGCTTTTTTCTTTTCTTCTGGTAATGTACGCCATAAATCATTTACTTGTGACTGTAGATATTCACTTCTTGTACGTTGTTGTTCTATTTCTTCTTTTGCCGATATTTTATTGGGTCTCTTGTACTTATTAATACTCTGATATTGAATGGCATGACACGCATCTAACGTTTCTTCAACAATATCAGTTCCATACTTCTCTTCACATTCTCTTATATATCTCTTTGCAAACAATAGATAGTCTACAATAGCATCAGGTGATGTCCATTGCTTAAACAAATAGTTGTTCTTAAAGAAATGGTTATGACCAAAGGCCGCATGTGCTATTACGAGAGATTGAGTTGTCATGGAATTCTCTTCCATGAGATAATTTATACAAGGATTAGAGTTGATAACTAACTCATATGCTAATCCCATCTCACCTCTACTATACTGCTGTTTGTTTCCTATGAAACTCTTGCCGAAACTCCAATGATTATACATCAATGGCATGCCGACACTTGAATACGCATCTAACATTTGCTCAACTGTAATGATTTCAATTTGATTCGGAAAACAATCGAGTCCCATATCATTGACTGCTATTTCTTCACATGCATCCATCATACGATATAGTTTATCGAAATCCCAACTAGAACCTGTGTATATTAAATTACTCATTTTTGCCTTTAATTTTAAATATCTCTCTGAATACTGGATATATATCGAAACTATCTTCTATGTGTTTAGTTACAATGTTTTTATGCGTTGCTAATAATTTTTCATACTCTTGCAACAAGTTGCCACTATTATAATATCCATGACGTTTTTGTCCTACTTGAATATAACTAAAATATTGAGTTATAGGTAAAATGTCGGTGGAAATAATATCAAGAAGTTCTTCGTTGTCATTGTCCCAGTTGTCGCCATCACTTGCTTGAGAGAAGTATAAATTCCACTCATTTGGCGAATAACGGTCATCTATGATTTCTTTTGCAAGTTTGAATGCACTCGAAACTATTGTACCGCCATTTTCTCTATTATTAAAGAATTCATCTTCTGAACATTCTGTTGCCTGGATATGGTGTTTAATAAAAATACAATCGACTCTTTTATACTTACGAGATACGAATAGATTAAGTAACATAAAAAAGCGTTTTGCTAAGTCTTTATGTTCTTGGGTCATACTAGCACTCACGTCCATAATAAAGAATACTACTGCTTGTGAGATTGGTGCTGGTTTCTTACTAAAGTTATTATATCGTAAATCTACTGGGTCGACAAATGCAACTGCGTTAGCACGAATACGTAATTTGCGAATTTCTTCTTCAATCTCTACTCTGCGTTCTTCATCTTTGCACGTTTCTAGTTCTGCTTCAAGTTCTTTAATCTTTCTAAGTTTTGGTGTCTTTAAAGCAATCTTTCGACCAATAGAATTGACCATACTCTTCTCTAAATTCATCTGTGTTGGATTGCCGTCGTTTGTGTAACCACTACGAGTTAGTTCGAATCGTTGAACTGATTTGTTTTCTTTAGAAATCATGTGTGGCAATTCTAAGTCTTCAAACAAGATGTTAACAAATTCGTCATTGCTTAACGCAAAACCAAATTCATCTTCGCCTATGCCCTCATTACTTGCATCACCATCTCCCCCGCCTTGACCTTGACCACTTGGTGGTTTCGGTAACTCATCTCCCTCAACAAAATCTTTGTTGCCTGGAAGAACTATATCACGTGAGCCTGTTTGTGGATTATGATTGAATTGTGGTTCACCAATGCCTTTTCGATTGATAACCACGTCTTGTGAATCGCCAGAACCTTTGATGCTACGTTTGCCCAACGTATCATGTATACTTTTACGTATTTCTTTCTTAGTTCGTTTAATGAACTTTTGTCTATTGGCAGAAGACTTGGAACCTGGGTTCTTTCTTCTATCGATAATTGTATTAGCCATGAAAGTCTTCCTCTAGTTAGACTTCTGTACTCGCATATACCATTCTACTAATCGTTTAACTTGACGGCGTGTATAACCTTTCTTCACCATTCTATCTATGAAATCATCATGTTTAGATTGGTCTTCCTTGTTTTTCTTGCTACCGAATGAAATAACTGGAAGTAGTTCTTCTGTTCCAGCGAACATTTTGTGTTCGATTACTTCTTTCATCTTTTCGTAAGCAGTCCAAGGTGGGTTTCTACCTTCGTAATTGCTTCTTGCACGTAGTACCCAATTCACAACTTCATTACGGAAGTCTTTTGGATTGGCAATACCTGCTGGTTTTTCAATTTTCTCAAGTTCTTCGTTAAGAACAGAACGGTCAAATAAGTTGCCAGTATCAGCATCTTTATAATCAATGTTTTGAATCCAGTGGTCAGCATAATCTAAGTATCTATCAAATAGATTTTGACCATACTCGTTATAACTTTCTAGGTATGCTTTCTGAATTTCTTTTCCTACTTGTTCACTATACTTGACACTTAAATGGTCTTTAATGTAGCCAAGTAATTCGTCTTCTGTTGATTCTGGAAACTGCTCACGTTTAATAGCAGTTTCTAATACATACATTAGATGTACTGGGTCTGCCGCGATTTCTTCTGGGTCGAAGTTGAATGTTTGAGATAGAATCTTAAATGCGAAACGAGTACTCATACCGTTCATACCTTCGTCTACGCCTGCTACATCTCTGTATTCTTGCATGGTCTTTGCTTTAGGGTCTACATCATGTAGATTCTCACCATCATATACTCTCATTTTAGCCGCTAGGTTTGAGTTTGTATGCTCTTTCAACCTTGAAAGAACTGAGAACTGTGCTAACATGTCTAATGTATGAGGCGCACATTTAGTGCTGTTTAATCCTGATGATTCTAACATCTTCGTATAGATAGATGTTTCTTCTGTAGCACGTAAACAATACGGAACTTTAACAATATATACTCTGTCTAAGAATGCTTCGTTGTTCTTATTGTTTCTAAATGCTTCCCATTCACTCTCATTTGAGTGAGCAACTACGATACCATTAAATGGAATTGCTGAAATACCTTCAGTACCCATGTAGTTACCTTCTTGTGTTGCTGTTAATAGAGGATGCAAGACTTTAATTGGTGCCTTGAACATCTCTACAAATTCCATAATACCTTGATTACCACGACATAATGCGCCAGAGAATGCATATGAGTCTGGGTCATTCTGTGAGAAATATTCTAATTTACGGATATCAGTCTTACCAACTAATGCTGAAATATCTTGGTTATTGTCGTCCCCCGGCTCAGTCTTCATAATACCGTTTTGCTTCAACTTCGATGGATACATCTTCACAACATTAAACTTTGTAATGTCGCCTTCAAACTCATCTAGTCGTTTAACTGCCCATGGCGATAATAGACCACTAAGGTAACGTGATGGAATGTTAAATTCTTTTTCTGCATCTGCACCGAATTCTTTAGGGTCAAATAGTCCTAGTGGTGATTCAAATACTGGTGAGATTTCATCACCTGCTTTAAGCACATACATTGGGTGCTTTTCCATTAATTCTTTTAGACGTTCTGCTAGTGATGATTTACCACCGCCAACTGGTCCTAGTAGATATAATACTTGTTTCTTTTCTTCAAGACCTTGAGCAGATTGTCTAAAATATGCAACTAGTCGTTCAATTGCTTCTTCCATTCCAAAGAAATCTGAAAATGCTGGATAGACTTTAATTGTGCGATTTAGAAATATACGACTCAATCTAGCATCGTTGCTAGTATCAACTACATCTGGTTCTCCAATCGCTGACAATAATCTTTCCGCCGCGGATGCATAGGCTAATTTATCTTTCTTACACAATGTAAGATAGTCGGTTAGTGACATCTCATCATGTGTTTTACTCGCATATGATTTTTCAAACTTTTTAATTAATCCCATCTTTTCCCTCGTTATTAAATAATGTATCTCTTACTATAGTAGTTATGCTCTTAAATTCTGGTCTTCTGGTGGTGAAGTATAAAACATTTTTCCTATATTACCGTTAAATGTATAATGACCAACATGGTCTAGTTTCACTAACGGGTCTAACCAAATCTCTCCACCTAGTTGTTGCCATCTTCGACAAAAGGCGTAATCTTCACTAAGATATCTTTTCGTATCTTCTTCGTGCATACAATCAAAAAATAGATAAGTCCACTTCGTAAATTCTTTTTCGAAACGTAAATCATTATTGAAATACAATTCAGGATAAGACTCTACCATTTTTTCTATAACACTTCGTTTGATAAGCATGAATCCTGTCGCGGCATCTTTGAGTCTTACTAATCCATCTTCAATATGTAATTTACGTTTGTCAGTTTCTTCGTTATAATCCCAGTCAGGATTCATGGCATAATTTGCCGCAGTATCCTTGATTGATTGGTCGTCTAATCCTCTTTCGACTGCATCTTTTATAGAGTCCCAGTCTAATTCTTTTTTTGGATATGCTCCAACTATAACATCTTTGTCATGTTGTAACATATGCAATATGTCAACTGCATCAAAATTAATATCAGCATCAATGAACATCATATGAGTTGCTTCTGGATTAGCCATAAAATAGGCTACCATATGACATCTTGCACGTGAAATTAAACTTTCATTTGCTGATGTTGTTATTGAATATGGGATATCATATTTTGTAAACATCATGTGACCTTTAGTCCATGAGCGAAAATATGGTTCTGAAATCTGACCTGCATAACAGGGAGTACAATAATGAACGTGAGTTTTTTTGATAAAATCTAAGTCTATCTCTTTTCTATACTCAGCCAGTTGCTTTACTATTGTCATTTACCTACCTATTGGTTGTTTGCATTGCTTATCTTTTTCTGTTCGTTTTCAATCCATGCTTTTGCATAACGATTTGATGGTGGACGACTGATGAATGCAGTAATATTTTTCTCAACTACTTTGAAATTCTCTGCTCTATCTGGGTCTTCAAGTCCACCGTTATTATCGACAACTTGAAACTTTGATGCACCGAATAACTGTTGAAATTTCATTATGTTATTTTGTACTGCATTCCACATTTTTGAAACTTCATCTGATGGCAAGACTCGTTCTCTGTCTAAATTTCTTTCCTGTGCGATATCTAAACTTGTATTAACAAAAACCATCATACATGAATACCCCATGTTCATTAATTTTTCTTTTGCTTTTGCAATCTTGGTAACATCTCTTCCAGTACCATCAATAATTAAACCAAGTCTGCCATCAAGATATCCATCTTCCATTCTTCCAGTCATTTGTTTTGCTTGATTTCGGATTTCTTGTCCTTGAGGACTATATATGACTTCTGGGTCGCCGTGGTCTAGGCCTGCTTTTTTCATCTTATACTCAAAAATATCGTCTGAATTTACTATTTTTAAACCACCGCCTTTTAATATCCTTGACGTTGCTATATAACTTTTACCAGAACCAGGTCCACCAGCCATGAATACTGCTTTAAAAATATGAGGGTCATATAGTCCCTCTTCAATGTCTGTGATTATTTCATTTACTTGCATGATTGTCCCCGATAAATTTGCTTTCTAGTATTTATCTTAAAAACGCTGTTTAACTGTTAATATTATAACATTAATACACCTGAATGTCAATACTGTTCCATTCTGTTTTTATAGCATTTAATGAGGTGACTGCGTTGTTATATGTGCGAGTCTGTGCTGGGAATATACGACCAAGATAATGTAATTTTATCCGCTTTTCGGCTATGATTAAACTTCCTTTAGGAACATAATAAAATGAGTCTATATACTTACTAGTTAAATTTGTAATGATTTTCTGATTATCAGTCTGGAGACTTACTAATACTTTTAGTCTATCAGATAACGATGCTTTCTTAGTTGGAAAATCTCTTTTCTCTAATGCATCATTCATTGATGATATTAATGCTCTTGAATCTCTCGTGTAATTCAATTGTTTTTCTCGCCAATCATTTATCATCATTTCCGCACTTTTTGCCAATCTAGTGCCTTTGACATCTTTTTCTGTTGTTGAGATTTGTGTTACACCGCTACGTCTCAAGAATTCTTCCATACTTTCACCTACTTTTCTAGCAAGTTCTGGACTTGGTGTAGTAGGAATATATGTGTATGATGAAGATGTTGTCGTAGTTTCAAGATTTCCCCTTAGTACTGGTATTTCTGATTGAGTGGTGGCGTCAGAATGTAGACTTTCATCTTTCGTTGTATAGTTACTAGCAGACTCTTCAAATGGAGATTGAGGGACACCAGGATTAAGTTTTGCTTCGTCTCGTGCATACTTCATATTTCTGGTAACTTCATCTGCATTTGCTCTAGGATCTACTGTTGTACCTACGCCTTCAGGTGCGGCTGTTCCTAGTGGTTGATTTAATTGTGTGACTGCCGCTTTCATTTCAGTTGAACCGGTATTCATTAATACTGCTCTTTTACAAGGGTCTAATGCCGCTCCACCAAGAACTAATGCTAATGCTTTTCTCAAAAGTTCGGCTGCCATATTAGCAATATTATTAATTTCGTTTGCAATTGCACTAGTTATATCAGCAATTGCGTTTATTACTTTTGCTACTACGCCAATAATACCACCTAATAGTTGTATTCCAACACCAACGATTGCACTTATCACATCTGCAACAATACTACCCGCTCCCGCTATTGCTGATATAATACTTGATAATAAACTTCCTATGCCTGATTGATTTATAAATGAAGAAATATCCCCGATTACTCGCTCAATAAAATCTAAAGTGCCGTCATATGCACCACTTAATATTCCCATTAAGTCATTAAAAGAATCACAATCAGTTTCTCCTGGTGGTCGTGGACCTCCTGCTGGACCGAACTGTGAATTCATTGATGCTAGATTACTTGCATTTTGCATTGTTTCTGGTATGTTAGCAGTCTGATTATTTGTATGATTTGTGAGTGCTGAATACATCGCCAAACCCAGTGCTGAGAGTCCAGCAATTTTTATAATTTGTTCTAAATCTACACCTGATGCGGCTAAAACTCCTGCGAAGATTAGTGCCTTATCGCCCGTACTAAATCCGGACAATGCACTACTCAATAATCCTACGTTAGTAACGCCTGTTGAGGCTCCAAGAGTATTAAGTAACGAACTGCCATATGCTCCACGTGCCGCGTATGGATTAGTAAAATTGTTAGCATCTATTTCATCTGCTATAGAGTTTAATGCAACTGATTTATTATACTGTCTCTGCCTTGCTTCTAATTGCGCCATTTCAAGTGGAGTCAAGTTAGATGTGGCAAGTGCCTCAGAATATTGTTTTGGAGTTAAATTTGTGCCAGAAAACGACAATGCTCCGCCACCATTAGTGACAAATAATTGATATAGTCTTTCGATTTCTGCTTCACTAGCCATTGATATTCACCTTATTTGCACCTGATGTGATTACTACACCACACGAATGACCGTCACCTACTCTGCCAGCAGGCTGTCCATTTATAAAAACGTTATGAGAACCTTGTACTAATGGTGTAACATGCGGAACACAACCCACAAGAGGCACAGGAATACCATGTGGTACTGTTTTATCAGTTACACGGTATGCCGATAACCCTTGAATAATCACATCATCACTTCCAGGTCCGCATTGTTCTGGCGAACATGGTGAGTGTGGTGATATTGGGTCAGTTGTTCTCGCGGCTTGTGGCATTATTTTACAATGCCTCCTTTTGGCGGAACTATAAGTCCAGTTGTTGCTTCAAGATATGACGAAGACGTTGCTTCGTTTGTTCTTAGTACAGAAATAATCTTTCCTGTCTTAAACGATACATTCTTCTCACTATCACCTGTTACAGTGAATGTTTGAAAGGCTGCACCTTTTGGTCCAATTGCAACAGTTAAAGGCTTTGTAAGAACAGTAGAACTATCATCTTCTGATACAAATTTACCCAAGATTTCTTGGCCTGTTTGAAGATAGACTGTTACTATATCACCTGAATTGTATGTTTTCTCTTTTAGCATTTTTTTACCTTTAGTTATAATATGTATTTATTTATATAATTATATTCACACTTAATTATTGTCTACTTTTAAGATGTGATTCTATATCATTATACGTTGTTCGTTCCATAATGTCAATATCATTCTTAATATCTTCGTATTTGTCTACCTTGCCATTTAATCTGTTCAGAACGTAACCATCCATGTAGGCAACTAAGTATATTTCGCCGCCGTCACTAAAATCTAGTATTAGCCAGATTTCTGGATTGTTATTTGGGAAAGCGTGATATAGAGTATAGAAACATCCTAATCCATTACCACTGTTCGTGTAAAACTCTTCATTGATATACTCCCATACATCAGGCCAAGTCGTTACATCATCGTAATTTAATCCATTGCTATGATATGGGAAACTTTTCCACCAATTGACGATTTCTTGTAGCGTAGATTTAGTAAATTCGTTCTGTAGTTTTAATCGTAATTGACGCCATTCATAAAGCAATATTGCTTTATCTTGCATTTACATAGTCCATCGTTTTACAGTATATGATATTTCAGCAGAGAATGATGCATCTTGTGTGTAATTTATCTTTATATTATCTCCATCTATAACTGATACAAATTCAATATTAGAAAATTCTTCTGCTTCGGCAGTTCCTACAACACTACCTAGAGTATCTTGCCAAATCTCTGTGTTGTCGTCTGTAAGTTTTGTTAGTGCTATTGCTGGTGTTATTGCCTCGCCATTGATGACTCTAATTGTACCAACACGAATAAATGTATTTGTAGAATCTGTTTGTCTCAATGAATAATCAATAAAAAATGAAGTTGCGTCTGTTTTAGCATATTTCAGAAATGTGCCAGATGTAGTTGTTAGTTCTTTTTTAAATAAATCAGAACGTTTGCCAGTAGCAGAAGCATGTGACTCTAAATGCATATTCGCATATGCTTGACTAAAGCCCGCTTCGGTGAGAACTTCTACGTGTTGTCTTGCACTAGCATACAGACTTACATTAAATGTAGCGGCTGATGCCATAGTGGCAATAAGTACAACAGCACCGTTTGTATCTGCTGTGCCAGTTCCTATGCCAACTCCTGTTGCTGTGAATACTGTTCCAATAACACTGTCAGCAGAGCCAACTAAAGTAAAGTCTGTTGTGCCTACTGTTTTTATTGTATATGTAGAACCAACTACAAATGCACCCGCTGTAATTGTTATAACAGGTATGTTTTTGATTGCTAAGTCTTCATCTATTTGTAAACCGTTTAATGGAGTAGACAGTGTGTCTAAGTATGTTTGAACAATTGCGTGTGCATTAGCAAATGGATCAAATACTATTTCATCAACTGACGCCGCAGTACCAATATATAATTGATTTGTGTCAGTAGTGTAGCCTAATTCACCAGCCGATAATGTATCTGCTGATATCTCTGACCTCGTACCACGTCTTAATAATATTTTTACATTTGTTGCCATGTTAAACTCCCGTTATTACATGTATTTATCAAAATACGATTGGACCTTACCTGCCCATAATCTGGCATAACGTTCGTATTCTTCACTTTCAACAACAAATTCTTGGTAGTTACCCATATTATCTGCTTCTGCATCCCAGCCAATCATCATTATAACAATTGTTTTGATATCAGTTCCATATATTTTATTATGGGCTTCGGCATAAGCCGCGCCTTGTAAGAAGTAATCATCAATCCATTCTCGTTTTTTTGGTTTACGAGTTGTTTTGAAATCAATGATTGCTGGCTTTCCATTCCATACACCAACACAATCAGTTGTGCCTGCATACAATTCGGGATAGTATAGTGGAACTTCTGTTCCCCATACTTCATTTATGTTTGATAAACCTTTGTCAATTACAATCTCTGACAATTCTCTTGCCATTTGATGTATAAGATTTGACCCATTAGGTCTGTCTTCTTCTAAGATGTATTTTTCAAGGTGTAAGTGAACTTGTGTTCCAATACCAGTGGCAAGACGCATGATTCTATCTGCTTCTTCATTTCCGACACGTTTGCGCCATTCGAATATTGCAGTTTTATCTTTTAATGCATCGAGTACTGTTGTAACACTTGGTAAAGGCTGACCATCGGGAGTTTGATAATGCCGACTGCCTTTAATGTTTACTCGTTCTAGGGGATTATAGGTAAATTTTTCTTTAAGCATAGTACTATTATACTACACTTTGAGATAGAAATCAAGTGGTTTTTACAAATTTTCTTTGATTTCTTCTATTAGTTTTGCTTTAGTGTGGCGTCTGTCTAATTGAATACCTAGATTTTCTTCAGCCCACATATCAATCTGCTTTTTAGTCATTGAAATGAAATCTACTTCAGGAGTTTCTGAAGGTTCTTCAGATGGTTGAATCGTCTCGCCAATTGCTATTGATACGAGTTCACTCGTTGCGATTGTGTTCGCTAAATCTCTTTCTTCATTTTTTGCAACACGACCCATAAATTCACGATGTCTTTTTGCGTCTTGAACTTCTTTTCTCATTTGTCTCTTTTGTGGAGAAAGTTTTTCTAGTGGATCTTGCTTATCTTTTTTAACCTGGTCAATATGGTCTTTCATCTCTTCTTTAGAGATAGTTTTCATTTCGCCTTTAATTATAAATGCCATTATTTCTTCACCTTATTTTTTGCGGTTTTGACTGCCAATTTATGTACTGAATCCTTGTCAGCCTCGTCACTTTTTTTATTATGTCTGTGAACTAATTCTATTGTATCTGTTGTAACCTTTGATATATATTTACTGTTTGCTAGTAAATCTACCAAAGACTCTTCGTCTACTGTATAACCCATTCCATTTAACTCACGGATCATCATTTCTGTAGATATAGAAGGAATATCATTCGCTTTTAAAGATACGAGATAAGCATTGATGTCACCCATTAACTGTGCATCATAATTTGCTTTTTCCATTAAAAGCGTAGCAATTTTCATATTACGCTCTTTCTTCTCTGCCTAATGGATTTGATTCTTCACCCGATGATGCTTCATCGCCACCGAAGTCTGCTGTGATATCATCTTCTAAGTCTGCACCCATATCGCCACCAAGTTCAACATCACTCATGTCATCACCCATTTTCTCGCCTGATAATACTAGTGTTGCATCTTGTACTGCATCTTTAGCCGAACGTGCTTGTCCCAATAGACCATTAATTGCGTCATCAACTGAACCTTTGAACGTTGCTGATTGTTCTGGACCATGTGAGTATGCCATTTCGTCTGCTAGTGGACCGATTTGGTCGTTTTGAATCTTACCTAATTTTTCAATTACGTCTTGTAATTCATCAACGATACCTCTTGCAGCCATAGTAATTTCTGCTTCTGCCGCATCAACTTCAAGTAGAGCATTCAACTCTTCCATCAAAATTAATTCTAGTTTACTTTTTTCCATTTTATTTCCTCAATTATAATTAGTTACATTCCGTATAGTTCAGTTGCTTCTTCCCAACCATCATGTAACTTTTCAAGTTGTTCTTTCATTCTATATAAGTCACCTGTACC